GGGATTTTCTTCAAATGTTTGCTCACTTACATAAGTTATAATTCCTATTTCTAAAGTAGTGCCATTTGCACGTCCTACAAACTCAACACGCCCGTAAATTTCTGGAATTACTATATCAGTTCCCGATAATTTAATTTGTTTTTCTGTTGTTCCTTTAATTAAAATTGCCATAATATATTTTTAAGATAATAAACCTAAATTTTGTAATATCGTAACCAAATCAGAAACGGTTGTTATTCCAGCACTTGACTGTTGGTATAACTTAACAACATTTCCGTTTTCAGTTCTAAAATGTGGTGCTGCATTCCCTGCTGTTATATCAGCTGAATATTGTTGATAAGCATCAGCAGGTGAAGATCCTGGAGCCGTTCCCGTATATTGTGCTAAAACTTTATCTGAACTCGTACCAAAAGACGTACCCCCAATAGCTACATTCCCACTCGTTGAATTAAATATAACACTTCCAGTTGTTGTTTCAATTGCTCTATGTGTAACTCCAGTTATTGATGTTAAAGTTGGATTGTAATATAAACCTCTTATTGTACTTGTTCCACCCGTAATATCAATAGTTGGGTCAATGGTTAACATTCTAATATCTGTTGTAGTTCCAGTAGACAATGTAATGTTATTTGCTACTCTTAAAAGATTACGTGTAACATTTGCTGTATTATAGATGTTTAGTGCAGTAATAGACATAGTATTAGTTACACTATTACCTCCAAGTATACGTAATCCAGTATTATTATCAAAAGCATACCAATCATTAAATCTAACTACTCCATTTTCTTGAACTCTAAATCTTTCATTTCCAGGAGAGGCATAAAATATACTAAATGATGTTCCAGAAGATCCCAAATTTGAAATAATTCTTGCTGATCCGCTCACATCTAAATCAACAGTTGGAGTAGCAGTATTTATTCCTAATCTATTATTTGTATTATCCCAAAATAAATTTGCACTTTGAGACAATTGATTAGAAGCATTCTGAAAGAATACACGCCCAGCAGTTCCTGAAGTTATCGCTGTTGAATTAACAGTTAAACCCGAATCGTTGTTTGTCCAGCTTAATGTTCCCGTTCCATTTGTGGACAAAACTTGTCCACTCGTTCCATCTGCTGTTGGTAACGTATAGGTAGTGTTTGTACTTAAATTATTAGCAGCCCTTAAGCCTACATAATTAGTGCCGTTATCTGACAATTCCATAAACCTTAAAGGAGCTGCATTTGAACCACTTGAATCGCCAATTAAAACAGCACCAGTTCCGTTAGGTCTTATTTGAATATTTCCATTAGAAGCGCTTGTAATTGTATTCCCATTTACATCTAAGTTACCGCCTAATTGTGGCGAAGTATCTAAACTCAATTCATTAATTTGAGCTCCCGTTACATACTTAGTGTCGTAAGTTGTACCATTAAAGTCTGCTATTGGAATCCTATCCGTACTTTCAACCTTTGCCGCTTTCGCTGTTAGTTGACTTATCTTTACGTCCGCCATTTATTTTGTTTAAATAAATTTGTAATTTTTTAATATTTTCAGCCTTAGGCTTGTATTTCTTTAAATGAACCATCCAAAATAATTGTTTTGTGTGTCCGGGTACATATCCCCATTTGAATTTAAGTTATATTCAGGAAATAAGTCTTGGTTAAAACTCATGTAATCAATAAACCTTTCGGTATAATGCTGTGCTATTGAACGCTCTTTTTCTATTAAGAAATCAATTTCGTCTTTTTCTACGTTTGTAGCGTTCTCGCTATTATGCTTAAATACGCCTTTGTTAGCGATTGTGTACGCTGCAAAGGGTAAGTATTCAACCATTGCCCAATGTATCAGCATAGGCTTTATATACGTCGTTACAAGCGTTAAATAATTACCACCTAAATCATCGTTTACAATATCATCTTTTATTTTGTCTAAAAGACGGGTACCTAAATAATTTTGAATGTGAATATCTTGAGCTACTTTAATCCATTGAATAAAGTTATCCGTGTCTACGTTGCCATTCATGGCTGTAAACTTCACGATGTCATCTCTTGTTATAAGTAATGCCTCTGCCATCTTATTTTCTATAATACCCTCTGTCCTCTCGGTCAATCATTCTTTGACTTACCAAACTTGGATTTTTAACTACATAACCTAATTTCTCTGCTTTACGCCCAGCGATTTGTTTAGCCGTGTTTACATCAATAGCTTGACCTTCAAACGTTGCATATACTCTTTTATTCCAGCGATGATAACAATTAGGACCACCTTTATACAACCATACTGAATATGTCGAAGCTCCATCAATTCCAAAACCAGCATTAACTGGCTGACTTCCCATTTTTATAATATCTTCTTTTCGATAAAGTTTATTTGCTCTCATCATAGATTTGCAAAATGCACGCCCGTTTTCTTTGTTTTCTCCAGCGTAAACATATCGAGTTAAAAATTTAACGCCATCAATAACCGCATCTTGTCCACTTCGTAAATTAGGTCGAGGGTCTCCAGTTGATACTAAATTAACAACCTTAGATAATAAACTTTGTTTAGGCTCTTTGCTTAATATCTCGTTGTCTTTGTCATCTGTATCGTAGTCAACTTCGTGTTCATCTATTAATATCCAGTCAGGATTCTCATCTTCGCCTAAATCAATTAAAGATTGTGCAATTTTATCACTTTGTGAACTTAATTCCGTGCCAGTTTCCTCTGCTACTTGTTCCTCTGTTTGTGCGTTTTCTAAGTCCATGAACTCCAAAGGCTGCAAAGTCTTAAAGAATAACTTTAATGTAATTCCGTTATAAGCTAATATCCTATCAAACGCTTCAAGTAATTCATCTTGCATAGGTTTAATAACCATGTTGTCAAACAAAATACTTGAGTTCTTAAGTTCATCAGCATTCGAACTAAAACCCGTTGACGTTGCAATACCAAACAATAAAGGTGAAGTTACATTATGTCCTAACATAATCTTACGTAAACACTCTTCACTTAAATACGAATAATGCTCAGGCGCATCGTTTAAAGGTAATGAATCAACAGTTGTTTTTTTAGTTTCATCTGCATTAAATGCTACAATAGTTTTTAATCCTTTAGAACCCGTTAATTGTGCGTTTACTTTACTTGTAATGATGCTTTGTTGTTCTTCGGTAGGAATACCATTATTAAAATTAACGACAGTAGTCGGAGCAAATCCTTGTTGTACTTCATTAATCAAATAATCCGCTATTTCTTCCTCAAGTTTAGCATAAGGAACAGCACCTTGGTAATCAGGATAAGCATAATACTTCATTCCTACCGTGTAAGGCTTCACAAAAAGTATTTCTATTTGCTCGTTTGAAAAACCGTAAGCAGGTATTCTTTTTGGAGCGTACTTTTTAACATCCTGCCAGTTATCTGAATAATAATATCCCTCTACTTCACCGTCTTTATTACACTTTTCAGCACGTAATAAATTAACAGGCATGTGGTACGCCTTTAAAATTCTTTTACGGTCTTTTGAATAATGAACTTGAATAGCGCACTGCCCTAACATCTTTCTGTCAACTACTAATTTACGTACACAATCAGCATGAAACAAAGACATCATTTGAGCGTACTCATTTGGCTTTTTGCTTGCATCTAACGCACTTAAACCACGTCCGTAAACTAATCTACTTATATTGTTTATTATGGCGTTATTCGTCGTTGAATACGTGTATCTATCTATTAGATATTGAAAGTAATTATTGTCCTCCCCAAACTCAACCCAATTATCTCTTTTGGATTCTTGAATTAATGGCGTTTGGTATGAACTTAAATTAATAATATGTATGTTATCACTCATAAACTATAAAAGTATTTGCAGTTGTATTTGAAGTATATTGCCCGTTATTAACCGAGAAAGTAACTATCGGTTGGTCAGTGCAAAATATCCTATCACGATAAACGATATTCGTTCCGTCTTTTAGTACCAAATTGTAAAAATGATTTTCAACTAAGGCAACCTCAACTTCCAATGTCGAATAGTAATCACCTTCCGTAAATTCCCATTCCTCAACAACCGTTGTTTCATTCGTTTGGTCATCCGTTATTTCAACTGTATCGAAGTCTGCATTTCGCGGGATTAAAGCGAATGTTTGCGCATTTGTTGAAGTAGTTAAAACTATCATACTTTATTAACTTAAAACACTTCAAATTGTTTCTTAAATAAAAAACCCCACCTAAAAAGGCAGGGTCTT